TGACGGGCGGCGGCGGCACCGGCGCCACGGCGACCGCGATCGTGGATAGTGGCTCGGTGATCGGTGTCACCATCACCAATCCGGGCACCGGCTACACGAGTGTGCCGACGGTGGCCTTCAGCGGCGGCGCCGGCACCGGTGCGGCGGCCACGGCCCAGCGCAACAGCGAGCCGGAAATGGTGCTGCCCGAGGGCCGCACCTGGTACACGTTCCGCGGCTACGTCGCCGACTTCCCCTTCGACTTCCAGGCCAACGCTGTGGTTTCCACGGCCGCGAGCCTGCAGCGCTCTGGCGCGGGTGTCTGGGTTCGTAAGGCGGTTGCGCCGTGACCGCTGCGAAGCCTCAGGGCCGGAAGCGGGCGGCGGCGCCGGCGTCCGTCCCGAAGAGCAAGGCGGTATCCCTTTCGATCGCTGGCTTGCTGCAGGCCGGAGCCTTCACCGGCCGTCCGGTCGAGAAGGAGATCAGCTGGCGCCAGGGCGAGCAGGAGTTCACCGCCACGGTGTTCGTGCGGCCGCTGGGCTTCCAGTCCGCCATCTCCGACGTGCTCGCAGCGGGCGGCCGCCAGGACAGCGTGGCGGGCCGTATCGCCGCCTCGATCTGCGATGAGCAGGGCAAGCCCGTTTTCACCGTTGGTGACATCACCGGTGCATCCGATGCGGACCGCGGCGCGCTGGACGGCGCCCTGACCCTGGCGCTGCTGAGTGCCATCGGCGAGGTTAACTCGCTGGGAAAAGCTACGAGCTAACACCGGAAGACGAGTTCTGGTGCGAGCTGGTGCTTAATGGCATCGGCGGCGAAACCATTGCTGTGGCGAAGGAACGCCTCAGCGCTCGCGAGGTGAGGCTCTGGGCTGCATACCGGGAACGCCACGGAGGCCTGAACCCGATGATGCGCGCCGACTGGAACGCTGGCCTGCTGGCCAGCCTGTTCGCCAACAGCAAGCGCAAGCCGTCAGCCCCGGCATTCCAAGTAACTGACTTCCTTCGATTTCAAAGAGCGGAGCCGATCGGCCTTGAAGAGGCGATGGCGAGCTGGGGATAACTGCACATGTCACGACGTTCTCTCGGCACGCTGACCATCGACGTCATTGCCGAGATCGGCGGCTTTGCGTCCGGCCTGGACAAGTCCGAACGCCAGACGGAGAAGTGGCGCAAGAACGTAGAAAAGCAGGCGAAGCTGGCTGGCGCTGCGTTGGGTGCCGGCGTCCTCGCCTTAGGCACGGGTCTTGCCGCTATGGCCGCACGGATAGCGCGGAACACTTCCGACGCACAGAAAGAAGGCGCGCAGCTCGACGCCATTCTGAAGTCCACCGGTGGTGCGGCCGGCTACACCCGGGACCAGCTCCTCGACATGGCCGACGTGTTGGCGTCCAAGTCGACCTTCAGCGGCGGCGAGATCGTTGAGGCTCAGACCCGACTGCTTTCGTACTCGGGAATCCTGGGCACGAACATCCCCCGCGCCATGCAGGCAATCATCGACCAGTCGGCGCGGCTGGGCATCAGCGTCAGCCAGTCAGCGGAGACCATCGGCCGCGCTCTGGAGTCACCTGGCAAGGCCGCCGCCGCCCTGGCGCAGCAGGGGTTCGGCGCGGCGTTCACCAAGGAAGTCCGCGGCACCATCGACGAGCTGGTGAAAGCGGGGAAGGAGGGTGAAGCCCAGATTATGATTCTGGAGATCCTGGAGGAATCGTATGGCGGAGCTGCCGAGGCGGCTAGAAACACCTTCGCCGGCGCTCTCGAGGGGCTCCGCCACAAGCTGGACGACCTGACGACCGCAAAGGACGGCAGCCTAGAAAGTGCCACTGCGGCGGTAAATGACCTGACCGATGCGCTCAACGACCCGAGCGTCAAAGGTGGTTTCGACAATCTCGTTTCATATGCGATTGACACGGCCGGTAGCTTCGTAAGGCTGACCGGCTCGCTCGCTGATTTCATCTCAAAGACCCGACAGCTTGCGCAGTTGGACGCGGGTGGTTCGCTGAAGGATGCCAGCGAAGGGGCGTTGAACCAGCAAATTGCGACGCTGACCGAGCGACTGAAGCTCGAACAGAAGACGACCTCTGGCTTCCTGGGCCTGCCGCTCACTGGTGCTCAGGAGGAGGAGCGTCTCAAGAGAATCAACGGTCTGACTCAGCAGCGCCTTGATATCCAGAGAGAGCTAACGAGCCGATACATCGCTGAGAACTTCAAGGGCGTCACTGCTACGGTGGACACCACGGCGGAGACGCCGGAGCGGGCAGCAGCGGCTGCTCGGGAGGCCGCTGGTGCTGCTGCCGCTGACGCCGATAACGCCAAGAAGCGCGTAGGCGCTCAACAGCAGTTGCAGCGCGCCTATACGGCGGCCGGTCTCGAACTGAAGCGCCAGATCGAGCTTTTCGATACCAGCACCGATAAGTCAGCCAAGGCCACCGAACTTCAGAAGCTGAACTTCGATCTCGCCGAGGGCGTTCTGAAGGGTCTCAACGAACAGGAGAAGGAGCGGCTGCGGGGGCTGGCAAGCACGCTCGACCGCCTCGCTGCAGTGAAGTTGGCCAACGAGGAGGCCGCCAAGTCTGCCGAGTTCGCACGGAACGCACAGGCAGCACTGGATAACGCGCGTGCCGCCCTTGCGGTTGAATTCGTGGGAGCGGGCGAGGGCGCGCAGGCCAGAGAGCGAGCCCGAGACCTTCTTCAGATCGAGGCCGACTACCAGAAGCAACGGCAAGCGCTGTTCGAGCAGTACCAGTCCGGCGACATCACTGAGAGCCTGTACAAGACGGAGACCCAGAGTCTTCAGTCTGCGCTGGATGAGCGGCTCCGGATGCAGGAGGATCACTACCGGAAGCTGGACGAGCTCAGGGGCGACTGGCAGGCCGGCATGGGTGATGCCTGGGCTGACTATGCCACCAAGGCCGCAGACGCCAACCAGCAGGCCTACGACGCGGTCACGGGCTTCCTCGACACCACTACCGGCGATGTGGCCGAAAGCATCGCCGATCTCGTGAAGGGCAACGAGTCCCTGAGCGAATCGGCGAAAAACCTCGTCGTGTCCATGGGAGAGACGGTAATCGACACGCTGTCGCGCATGGCTGCGCAGTGGCTCGTGTATCAAGCCACGCAGAAGCTGGTGGGGGAGACGACGAGCCAGTCGTCAACCGCGGCTTTGACCGGCAACGCGCTGGCCATGTCGGCCCAAGCCGCGATCGCGGCCTACGCATCCACGGCGGCCATCCCGATCACCGGACCTATCGCGGCGCCGGCGGCGGCAGCAGCTGCTCTTGCGGCAACCGCGCCATACGTCGCGGCGGTCGTTGCTTCTTCAGGGCTTTCAGGCATGGCCCACGACGGCATCGACGCGGTTCCGGAGACGGGCACCTGGCTGCTGCAGAAGGGCGAGCGGGTCACGACCGCAGCGACCAGCGCGAAGCTGGATGCGACCCTGGAGCGGGTTGCCCGCGATACCAGCACCGGCGGCGGCGGTGGCGACACCAACGAGTTCAACTTCAACGTCAACGGATCGCTCAGTGAGCGGGAGCGGCTGATGATGGAGCAGACGGTGGTCAGGGCGGTGACCATGGCGCGGAAGGACCGCGTAGCCGATACCACCTCTGGCACTGGGCCACAGTCCCGGGCCATGCGCTCAAACTGGAACGTCAGAAGGAAGGTCGGGTAATGGCGCTGATCATGCAACCGCAGTGGCTGCCCGAGCCGCTGCGCGAAGGCTATGGCCTGCGCCACGTCTCGCCGCTGAAGCGGTCCACGTTCGTCAGTGGTCGATCAATGCCGCGGCGCGCCTATACGGCCACGCCGACAAACGTCGAGGTTCGCTGGCTGTTGAACGACGGGCAAGCCGCATTGTTCGAGAAGTGGTTTCAGGAAGGGCTGAGCGACGGTGTCGCGTGGTTCGCGTGTCGGCTGCGCAGCCCACTGGGGATGGACTACTACAAGAGCCGGTTCACCGATATCTACGACGGCCCGACGCTGACCAACAGCAACCTGTGGCTGATCACGGCACCGCTGGAGATCTACAGCCGGCCGCTGCTGGCAGACGGCTGGTCCGAGTATCCCGAAGGATTCCTGCAGGCCAGCGTCATCGACGTGGCTGCAAACAGGGAGTGGCCCAGGCCATGAGCATTCTTGAACGGCTGTACGCCTCTGGCGGCGCGGAGGTGGAGCACGAAACCCTGGCGATCGCGGTCGGCAGCAAGACCCACTACCTCACCAAGGGCTGGGAGGACATCAGCGCGGTGCTGGAGACAGGCGAGACGGTGATCTTCAAGGCCTGCGGCATTGATGTGGCCAAGCCCTCCCGCACCGCCGATGGAGTCCAAGACCTCCGTTTCGCACTGACCAACATCGATGGGGTGGTGAGCACCGAGATCCGGGCGGCGCTGGCGGCTCGGCTGGAAATGACCGTCACCCTACGGATTTACCTGAGCAACGACCTGCTGGCGCCGGCCAAGAAGCCGTTGTCGATGGTCATCAAGGGCGGGCAGTGGACCGCAACGGAGGTCCAGGTGACCGCCGGCTTCATGAACATCCTCGACACGGCCTGGCCGCGCGACCGCTTCAACCTCACCAAGCACCCGGGGCTGCGCTACATCACATGAACATCGATCTGGAAAAGTACCTGGACGTGGTCTGGGTCAGCGGCGGCCGCACGTTCCCGGAGCTGGATTGCTACGGCGTCGTCAACGAGGTGCGGCGTGACCTTGGCCTTGCGCCATGGGACGAGTACCCCGGTGCGACGCGCGCTGACCTGGCTGAACTGGCGAGCGAGGCTGCACTGCAGCAGGCCGGCAGTGACCTCGTGGAAGGCGCGGTTGCGTTCTGCTATCAGGGCAGCGTGGTCACCCACGTGGCGGTGCTCGTGGAGGTCGAGGGCCGCATGTGCGCGCTGGAATGCAACGACGGCCGCAACGTCACCGTGCTGCCGGTCGCCCGCTTCGAGTGCCGCTTCAATCGGGTGGAGTATTACGCGTGATCCAGATTTTTCCCTCACGCATGCCGGGCGATGCGCTGGAGACCCATCGCCACGGCAGGACCACGATCGATGGGTGGCTGCGCTCCAACGTGCCGAGCTACGCGAGCGAGGGACCACACCCGATCGAGGTCGATGTGTGCGGCGCTGCGGTGCCGGCGGAAGCATGGGCCTCCACCTGGATCGAAGCCGATACCGACGTGCGGATCTACCCGATCCCCCACTACGAAGGCGCCGCTGCGGTCGTTTACTGGGTCGTGGTGGCCGTCATGGCCGCCTACGCGATCTACATGGTCGCCAACATGCCCTCGGGCAGCCGGTACGGGCAGGGCGACTCGCTCAGCCTGGATACCGCCCGGGCGAACTCCGCGCGCCTTGGCAGTCCTGTACGGGAGGTTCTGGGGCGATGCCGGGTCTGGGCCGACTATCTGGTGCAGCCGGTGTCGCGCTTCGTCGGCGGCAAGACCTACCGGACTCAGATGTTCGTGTGTGTGGGCAAAGGGCGGCATGTGATCCCGCTCGGCTCAGCGCGGCTGGGCAACACCCCGCTCAGTTCTTTCGGCAGCGACGTGGAGATGACCATCTATCCGCCGGGCGCCGACGTGGGCGGCGACGTGCGCTCGGAGAACTGGGTGAACTCGACCGAGGTCGGCGCAACCGCCTCGGGCACGGCCGGCCTGGACCTGAGCGACACGGCGGACGTCGCCACCAGCCTCAATGCCGATTCGGTCACAGTGTCCGGCAACGTGCTGACGCTGAACAACGCGACGGTCACCGATGCGAACGGCAAGGAGCGGCCGGCCACGTCTGTGCCGGCGTCCTGGACGGTCGGCGCGGTGCTGACGCTGAAGGTGGCGGCGACCTTTACCGCCACCACCAGCGGTCTCTATTCCGTCATCGCCGGGGGCGCGGTAGCCGAGCTGGCGCCGTATGTGGGTATGCCGGTGCTGCTGACCTACAACGGCGCCGACTATGGTTTGTTCGTGGCGAGCTATGCGCCTGGCACGCCGGCCGTGCCCGGTGTCGGCGGCAGCCCCGCGCGGCTCACGGGATCGGATCCGGCCACCGGTTTCGACTTCAGCGGCACCCCGGTGACCTTCGGCATTGTCTGGGGCGGCACCAGCTACAGCGTGGCGCTGGTGGCCAACTACATCACCTTGGGCGTGCTGCTCACCGCGATCAACGATCAACTGGTGGACAGCGGCCTGGTCGCGACGCAGTCGGGCGGGGTGGTCACCATCGCCGAGGCGGCCAGCCCGTACGCCGGCGGAAGCATCAGCTTCACCGGGCTGCCGGCGGCTGTGTTCGGCAGCAGCCCGGTTGCGACTGCGGGCGTGGCCACGACCGGCGGCACGCCGGCGACGCTGCCGCGCGTCACCCTGGCCTACGACGGCCCGGGCGGCACTGCCTTCGGTGGCCTGCCGCCGGGCAGCGTCTCGCTGGCGATGTCGCGCGGCCAGAGCGAGTACCGCATCACTGCTGTTTCCGGCCTCACCCTGGTGGTCCAGCGACTGACCGAGGGCGGTGTGGTCGATACCAGCTGGCCGGGCTGGACCTCACGGACCGCGACCGACTACCGGGCGACCGGTCTGCAGGAGGGCGAGGAATGGCTGGGCCCGTTCCTGGTGTGCCCCAACGGGGAGACGACCGATGCTTTCGAATACGACTTCAACTTCCCGGGCGGTCTGATCTGGTACACCGACAAGGGCAACAAGCGCACCTTCACCGTGACGGTGCGGGTGGCGTGGCGCGTGTACGGATCGGGCGACCCCTGGTCGGTGCGCACCCATAGCTACACCGCCACCTCCGAAGATTCCCTCGGCTTCACCGAGCGCATCACCCTGGGAACACCGGGACAGATCGAGGTGCGCGTGCGCCGGGTGACCGAGCGCGGCGGCAACTCGGCGCGCGATGCCTGCTTCTGGCAGGGCCTGCGCGCGCGCCTGCCGCAGCGGCCCACGCGCTACGACGACCTGACGACCATCGGCCTGACCGTGACCACCGGCACCAAGCTGGCAGCGCAGACGGACCGCAGGTTCAACGTCGAGGCGACCCGGCTGTATGACGACGGCACCGCGCGCAGCATCAGCGGGGCGATGATCCACGTGATGCGTTCGCTGGGGCTGCCAGCGGACCAGATCGACACCGATACGCTGGCCCACCTGGAGAACACCTACTGGACGCCGCGCGGGGAGTTCTTCGACTACAGCGCGGAGAAGTCCGGCACGAGTGCGCTGGACATGCTGCAGATGGCCGCCCAGGCGGGGATGGGGTACTTCCTGCTGATCGACTCGATGTGCTCGGCCGGCCGCGAGGGAATCAAGGCCTGGCGCGGTGGCATCTCACCGCAGCGGCAGCTGGAGCCGTTGACCACGGCATTCACCTCGCCGGGGCCGGATGACTTCGACGGCGTGGACGTCACTTACATCGATGAGGTGACCTGGGCGACCGAGACGGTCGAGTGTCGGCTGCCAGGCGGCGGCACGGCGTGGAAGGTGGAGACGCACGAGCTGCAGGGCGTGGGCACGCGCGATCGCGCCTACCGCATCGGCATGCGGCGGCTCATGAAGCACCAGGGCCAGCGGCTCACCTACACGACCAAGACCGAGATGATGGGCCTGGTCTACCAGTACGGCGACCGGGTGAAGCTGTTCGACGATATCCCTGGATCCAGCACCACCAGCGCGATGATCGA